ACAATATTTCTGAAGCATTAACCTACCTCTCGGATGAACCCGATGTAAAGGCACTGAACTTAGCATACGACCAAACGGTTACTGAGCTTGAGGCATACTTTGACTTATGCAGAACCTCTTACGACGAACGAAGAAACTTCTGGCCAGGTAAGTCCAGGGATCACCGAAAGCACGGAGCTGATGCATTTCCCTGGGAGGGAGCATCTGACATTGAGTGCCACATCATAGATGAAAGAATTACTCGACTAGTAGCGCTATTTATGTCCTCTCTCCGTCGGGCTAATGTCCGAGCCTTTCCCGTAGAAAGCGGAGACATTGTGCGAAGCAAGGTGGTCTCAGGTTTTCTGAAGTGGATGGTCAGCTCAGGATACATCCCTCGCTTTTATAGAGAGATGGAGCTAGGTGCTAACTACCTCATGGAGCGAGGTATACTCATTACATATGTCGGGTGGCACAGGGAGGACAGAACATTTAAGCAACTGATTGATCTAAATCAGATTGCAGAAATAAGCCCAGAGGCCGCAATGGCCATACAGTCAGGGGATTCGGACGAGGAGCTAATACTCCTTCTCCAAAACACATTTGATGGAGTAACAGAGAAAAGAGCTAAGAAGGCACTGAAGCAGTTAAGAAAAGAAGGGGTTACTGAACTACCAGTTGTAAGACGGCAAGTAAATTCTCCCGAAGTTAAAACATTAGCACCCGACGGCGACTTCTTTTTTCCTCCATATGTTACTGATCCACAGCGAGCGCCCTATTGCTTCTGGAAGACGTACTACACCGCGCAGGAGCTACAGACAAAAGTATCTACTGACGGTTGGGACGAGGACTTCGTGGACTACATTATATCCAAATACAGGGGCGTTAATATCGACAGTATTGAGCGAGAACAGGAGGGTAGGCGTAGCATAAGCCTTACCGATAACGCATACGAGGCGGACGAGCTTATTGAAATAGTTTACGGATACCAGAGGCTCATCGACGAAGAAGACGGGTCAGAGGGCATTTATTGCACAGTATTCCACAAGGAGTTCAGCGGAAACGAGATTGTCCCTGGCTATGCTAAGTTTGAATTATTAAACGGATACGAGGATTACCCCGTTGTGGTAACCAGATTAGCGGAGGACACGAAGCGACTATATGATACTCAGACTATCCCCGACATTCTTCGTGGCATACAGAACCAGGTAAAGGTCGAAAAGGATTCCAGGATTGATCGCAACAGCCTCGCTACCCTACCCCCGATCCTTCACCCAGTAGGACAGGCACCTACGGACTGGGGACCAGGTCGAATGATTCCATATCGTCGCAAGGGTGATCTGGACTTCGCTCCAGCCCCTGCATACAATCAAGGCTCCCTGGAGATGGAGACTACCCTAACGGATCTTGCGGATCGACTTGTGGGTCTGGATGAAAAATCAAAAATTAGCACAGTTCGACAGCAGTTCCTTGTGGATAAGTTCCTTAGCCATACCGCAGAGGTTCTTAGAATGTCATTCAAATGCTTCCAGCGATTTGGACCTGATGAAATATTCTTCCGAGTAACTGGTATACCTGATGCACAAGTGTTCAGCAAAGGTAACCCTGATGAGAACTTTGATATATTAATTAACTTCGATGTCCTTAATACGGACCCAGAAAACGTCCAGGCTAAACTAAAGCAGTTCGCCGAACTAACGCAGTTCAATACAAATAACAGGATGAGCATGGATAACTTCTTGGACATTGCGGCCAGTGCGGTTGACCCAGTCATGGCGGATGCTATCCTTCAGCCAGTTGAAAGCGCTCAAGAAGAAGTGGTCAAGCAAGTTACCGACGACCTGGCCAAAATCTTCGCTGGTATTGAAATGCCAGCTAGACCAGCGGGAGCGCAGATTGCTATGCAGGTTATACAGGAATACACACAACAGCCCGATATTGCACAACGTGCAGCCACCGATGAAGCCTTCTCTGCAAGATTACAGAAATATGTTGGTCAGTACACGTTCCAGATGCAACAAGCGCAGAACGCTCAGATTGGTAGAGTCGGCACGGCCCCTGCACAGATGGGTAATGTTAGTACTCAAAATATGTAGTATTGTTTTATTAACCAATACTTGCAGGATGATTGAGAATAAGACACCCTTACAATTTGCCTTACAGCGAGTTCGTGATCAGCGTTCAAAGAATTACTTTGATATGCTGGAACTTAATGAGGGGAACATACCTCAGGTCTACAAAGACAGTAAGGGTAACCGCACCATAGGCATTGGCTTTAATCTTGAAGACGCTGGCAATAGAAATTTCCTAAAGCAGAAGGGGATTAACATCAATGAATTGTTTGCTGGAAGGGAGTTAACCGACAGGGAAACAAAGACCCTTTACAATCATAGCCTGACCCAGGCATTCAGGGACGCTCAGTCATATGATCCTAAATTTGCCAAGAGGCCAGAAGCCGTTAAGATGGCACTGGTAGATATGGCCTTCAACCTAGGTCTAACTAAGCTAAATAAATTTGTGGAGATGAAAAAAGGTCTTATTAATAATGACTACAATGTTGCAGCCGATGAGATGGTTGATAGCAATTGGTATAAGCAGGTGAAGTCCAGAGGTCCAAGAATGGTTGATGTGATGCGTTCAGCAGTAAGATAAATGAATATTCAAGAAGACATAAAGTCTCTTCAGAACTACGAATCCTTCGCTAGGTTCATAGATTTAATTCACTCCCTCAGAGAGGAAACAATTTCGGAGTTACACGAAGCCCCATCGGACAGGATACAACAGATATCGGGTCGCATAATTACCTATGACCAGGTACTGCAAATGTGTGATTGGGAGAAACTTCAAGCAACTTTTAAGGACAGG